GGGATAACAAGATAAGTCCACTGCTCTACCCAAATGTATTACATAAAATAGCAACAGAATATAATAATGCATACGTATTAATAGAAGTAAATTCAAGTGAACAGGTAGCATCAATACTCTACTCAGAACTTGAATATGAGAATATGCTTTTTGTCAATAGAGGTTCCAATGGGCAAGTTGTCTCCGGTGGATTTGGTGGAGGTAAAACGCAATTAGGAGTTGTTACTGACAAAAAGGTTAAACGAATTGGGTGTACCAATTTGAAGTCGATGGTAGAAGAGAATAAGTTACTTATTCAGGATGTCGATACCATTGCAGAGTTATCAACCTTTATTGAAAAGCGTGGAACATTTGCTGCAGATGAGGGTTATCATGATGATTTAGTTATGACTTTGGTATTGTTTAGTTGGTTGACTTCTAATCCATACTTTAAAGACTTAAATGATGTTAATATGAGACAATCGATGTACGAATCTCATATACAGCAGATTGAAGATGAGCTGACACCATTTGGGTTTTATAATGATGGTCAAGAAGATGATCGAGAACAAGTGTTGGCGAATTTTTGAATATTATAAACATATAAATATACGATATAGAGGAAACTCTAATCATACATTAATTAAGGAGAAACATAATGGCGTTTCAATTATCTCCGGGAGTATTGGTAACAGAACAGGACTTAACTAATATAGTTCCTGCTGTTTCTACATCTGCTGGTGCTTTTGCTGGTACATTTGTTTGGGGTCCAGTTGAAGAGCCAGTGACAGTTACATCTGAGAATGTACTTGTAGAAAGATTTGGTGCACCAACTACTGGTAACAGTCAATCGTTCTTTACAGCCGCAAACTTCCTATCATACACAAATAACTTATTAGTATCACGAGTAGATACTAATTCGCTTAATGCTGTCGCTGAACAATCAGGTTCTATTACAGCAATTACCGTAACTAATGCTGGTGATTCATATACAACTGCTCCAACAGTTACTATTTCTGCACCAGACTTAGCTGGCGGTATACAGGCTACAGCGGTAGCAACAATTGATGAACAAACTGGTGAAGTTACAGGTATTACAGTTACTAATCCTGGTTATGGTTATACAAGTGATGACGAAGGTGTTCCAGATACAGCTGAAGTTACTATCGAAGCTTCTTCAGGTACAACTGCTACAGCTACATTTACTTTAACAAATACTGGTTTTAAAATTAAAAACTTTGATGACTACAATAACTACTATGTAAATGGTGGTGGTGTTGTTGGACCATGGGCTGCTAAATATCCAGGTTCATTAGGTAACTCACTTAAAGTTTCTATGGCTGACTACACAACATTTAGTGCTTGGACTTATAAAGATGAATTTGATAGTCAACCTCAAACATCAGAATATGCTGCTGGTAAAAACTGCCAAGGCGATGAAATGCATATTGTGGTTGTTGACGAAAAAGGATTAATCACTGGTACTCCAGGAAACATCTTAGAAAAATTTGCATTTGTTTCTAAAGCTGCTGATGCAAAAGCTACTGATGGTACAAACAGATACTATAAAACTGTTATTAATGCTAATTCACGATATATTTGGTGGATGGATCATACAACACAGGTAGCATCTACAAGTACTGTAAACGGAGCAACTATTTCTGATACATCATTATTACTTAATATTGGTGATGAAGTAGAAGCTAATAAAGGTTTCAAAGATTTAGCATCTGCACAAACACTTTCACTTTCAGGTGGTACTTTAAATATTGAAGCAACCGAAGGTCAAATTCAAACCGCATTTGCTCCATTTGCTAATACAGACTTATATGATATTTCATTAGTATTAGCTGGTAGAGCACCACATGAAACTGCAGATTACCTAATTAGTAATATTGCTGAAGTGAGAAAAGACTGTGTAGTCTTCTTATCACCAATCAATATAACTTCAGGTGATATTATTATTGGTAATGGTTCTGATGCAATTAATCAACTTATTGCGTATAGAAACGAATTACCATCATCTTCATACGCTGTTATGGATTCTGGTTATAAGTATCAATATGATAGATATAATGATACATACCGTTGGGTTCCATTAAATGGTGATGTTGCTGGTTTATGTGCTAGAACAGATTATACAAACGATGCATGGTGGTCACCAGGTGGTTTAAACCGCGGTCAAATTAAGAACGTAGTTAAACTTGCTGTTAACCCAGGCAAAACTGAAAGAGATAACATGTATAAAAGTGGTATTAACCCAGTGGTTACATTCCCTGGCGAAGGTACAGTTCTCTTCGGTGATAAAACATTGCTTGCTAAACCAAGTGCATTTGATAGAATTAACGTTCGTAGATTGTTCATCGTTCTTGAAAAAGCTATTGCAATTGCTGCTCGCTATCAGTTATTTGAATTTAACGATTCATTTACAAGAGCACAGTTCAAGAACTTAGTTGAACCATTCTTACGAGATGTACAAGGTCGAAGAGGTATTGTAGACTATCGTGTTAAATGTGATGATACAAACAATACTGGTGAAGTTATCGATCGTAACGAGTTTGTTGCCGATATCTTTATTAAACCTAATCGCTCAATTAACTTCATCTCACTCAACTTTATTGCAGCACGTAGTGAAGTAAGTTTTGAAGAAATTGGTGCGTAGTATATAAATAATAAAGAATAACAAAGGAAATCAAAAATGGCAAATTTAAGTGATTTTAAAGCTCAGATGATTGGTGGCGGCGCTCGTGCCAATCAGTTCCGAGTGGATCTGTCTTTTCCTAACTTTGTTACTGCCGGTACTTTGGTTGGAATTAATGCGCAGTTCATGTGTAAAGCTGCGCAATTACCACAATCAACTATAGACAATACACCTGTATTCTATAGAGGCCGTCAAGTTAACTTTGCTGGTGAAAGAACATTTGCACCTTGGACTGTAACTGTGTATAATGATACCACATTCGCTGTACGTAATGCTCTAGAGCGTTGGTCAGACGGTATTATGAACCACAGCCAAACTGATGGTAGAACAAACCCTGGTGACTATCAAGTTGACTTATTAGTAACTCAATTAGATAGAAACGGAGCTGCAATCAAATCTTATACGTTTAGAGATGCATACCCAACAGTAATTTCAAATATTCAGTTGGATTATGAAACAAATAACGTAATTGAAGTATTTGACGTTGAATGGACATACAACTACTGGACATCTAATACAACTGAAGGTTCTGACTTCGGTATTAATGTAAGTGTGGATACACCGATCGGTACATTCCCACTACCTTTCTAAGTAGTGTTTTTATTATAAAAGGTATATTATGGATATATTCGGATTTGAGATAAAGAGGAAAAAAGATCAGCAACCTAAAGGGGCCGTAGTAGCCCCTGCGGTTGATGATGGCTCGACCCTCATAGCATCTAATACCGCTGCCTATTATGGCGCAACATTAGATCTTGAAGGTACCATTAAGACTGAGAATGACCTCATACGAAGATATAGACAGGTTGCTCAATATTCTGATTGCGATAGTGCAATCGAAGATATTGTCAATGAAGCTATTACTGCAAACAGTGATGAATCGCCTATCGATATCGTACTAGATGATGTAGAATTATCTGAAGGTATTAAGAATAAAATACGTGATGAGTTTGAAAATGTATTAAAACTCTATCACTTTGGCGCTAAAGGCCATGACATGTTTAGATCTTGGTATGTAGATGGAAGACTCTACTATCATATATTACTAGACAATAACAATCCTAAAAAAGGGATTGCAGAAGTAAGATATATTGATCCTCGTAAAATACGTAAGATCAAGAACGTACATAAGAAAAAGAATGATAAAGGTGTAGAAGTCGTAGTAAAAGTAGAAGAATACTATGTTTACCACGATAAAGGAATCAATGAGAATACATCACAAGGTGTTAAACTTAGTTTAGATTCTGTTGTATATGCACCATCTGGTTTGATTGACGCTAACACAACAATGATGTTAGGTCACTTACATAAAGCGATTAAACCAGTTAACCAGTTAAAAATGATCGAAGATGCATTAGTCATCTATCGAGTTTCAAGAGCACCGGAAAGACGAGTGTTCTATGTTGACGTTGGTAACCTACCTAAGATGAAGGCAGAACAATACGTTAACGATATTATGAACAAGTTTAGAAACAAAATTGTTTATGATGCAACAACCGGTGAAATACGAGATGATAAGAAACATCTCAGTATGATGGAAGATTTCTGGATGCCACGTAGAGAAGGTGGTAAAGGTACAGAAATTACAACATTACCTGGCGGTCAAGGTTTAGG